TATCAAATGTTCTTCCAGTACATATGGGTAATGCTACTGAAAACTTAAATAGATCATGGTTCTCAAAAGAAATGGGTTTACGAGTTACTCAAGAAACACAAATTTGGTACAATGACTATATATATGGTAATTTAGATGGTATTGTAGAAGCTGGTTTAGAAGAAGAATATATTCCAGTAGCTGTATTTGAAGCTAAACATAGTGGTCAATTTATGGACACAACAAAACAACACGCATTAAGTATTGATCGTTATTACCCACAAGTACAACATTATATGATGTGTTCTAAATTAAGTACAGCATATTTATCTGTATTTTATGGCAACAGAACACATAAAATATTTACTATTAGAGAAGATAAACCATTCCAAAATAAATTATTAAAAGTTTATAAAATATTTTGGAAAGCAGTTAAAAATAAAACACCAGAAAAAATTGATACTAATTGGGAGGAATATTATGCAGTATCCAAATAAAGTAGGTTATAAAAAAAGACGTACATCTAAACAAGCTGGTTTAGAAATACAACAAATAGTACCTACAATTAGAAAACAATGTTTAAATATTATTAAGAATAAAAATCATTATGGAGCTACTCCAGATGAAGTTGCTGAATTATTAAATTTAGAAATTACAACAGTAAGACCACGTTTTAGTGAACTTGTAAAAAAGAATTGTATACAAGATTCACAACAAACAAGATCAAACAAAAGTGGTAAACAAGCTATTGTATGGAGATATAAAAAAGATGAATAAAATATTACAAAAAATAATTAATTTTATTACTTTTTATAGACCACCAAAAAAAGAAAATTATATTTGGTTACATATTAAAATAAACACAGAAAGGGAATAATATGACTATTGCAGATAAAAAAATTATTAATCGTAGACATTGGGAGAATTTAAAAACTACCGATACACGATTTACTAAAAAAGCTGGTAGATTTACAGCCATTGATGCTCATTGGCAAATCATGAGAATGACAGAAGAATTTGGGCCAGTAGGTATTGGTTGGAATTGGAAATCAGATATTAGTTACACCGACAAACTTGTATTTGCTAGTGTAAGTATAGCTATTGCAACTGTACCTTATCATACAAATGATATTATAGGAGCAAAATGGAATTGGATTGGCCCTATGACTTCCGTAGGTGAGCTATATCCACAAGCAAGACTTAAAGGTGCTTTTGATAAAGAAGCTTGTAAGTCTGTAACGACTGACGCATTAACAAAAATAATGTCACATACTGGCTTAAGTGCAGATGTATTTATGGGTAGATTTGATGACAATAGATATGTTGAGAAACTAAAAGCAGAAGAACGTGAAGCTTCTGAAAATTTAAAAGTTGCTAATAGTAATTTAGTAACTTTAGAACAACCAACAAAGGATAAATAATGCAAAATTTAGTTGTACTAACTGGACGATTGGGTGCAGATCCAGAAGTAAAAGATACAATGAAAGGTGATACTATGGCTTCCCTTTCACTTGCTACCAACGAAAAATATAAAGTTGGTGACGATTGGAAAGAAAAAACACAATGGCATAGTGTTAAAATATTCAATCCTAATATAGCTAAAAGTATTAGTAGTTATATGAAAAAAGGTGATCTTGTTCATATTCAAGGACAAGTTGAATATCGTTCTTATGATGCTGCTGGTGTAACTAAATATGTTACAGAAATTGTTGTACCAAGATTTCGTGGTGTAGTACAATTAATACCTACACAACCATCTGGTAACAAACCACAACAAGCACATAATGAAGGCCCAATTACACAAGCAAGAAAAGAAATTGATGAAGCTAACATACCGTTTTAAAGTTAGTGTACAATATGTAGTTTCTGCTCTAATAATATTGTGGTAATATTATAAAATGAAAATACAAGTCCTTTTTTCATATACTAGTATTTTCAAGAGTAGTACGCTAACTTAAAGCTAGAGAGTTCCTTTCATCTCTCTAGCTTTTATTATCTATGAAAAATAAAATGCCTATAATAACTGAAAATATTATTGAAGAAATTTTATCTAAAAGATATATTAAAATTTGTCAGGAGAATAAAATGTGTTTTAACGATTATATAAATACGTGCAAAGAAGAATCATTAAAAATAGTTTTGTTAGATGAACCTAAAAAACAAATAAAAAGAATTTATAAAAAACAAAATAAATTATCTAAAAATGTTATTTTACACAAACCAAGACTATCATTTGAAAAATAATGTGACTTGATTGATTACAAATTATATGGATGGTTGGAGGATGTATGAAAATAGAAAATCTTATGGATGAACAACTTCCACTTTCTTTAGAAGAAATATTTCATGATTGGATAGAGTATTTAGTAAGCGAAGGTCATGTAAAAAAAGAAAATATTAATTGGAATTTATTAAAACAAGCAATTGTAGAAATGGAATATCAGTCATATTGCAGTTCTGGACGTAAAACTCATTAAATTAAGGAGATTATGCTATACGATTTATTAATAGCGTTTATATTGCTATATTTATATAAAAAATTTAAACAACTGTATTCCTGGTGCAATCATACCACTAAGGACGTTAAAACGTCCTGAGAGGCAAAAAATAGACTACTTTTTCCAGTTAGTTGCTACCTTTTCGGCTGATCTACCAGCAATGTACCCACCAACACCTATTGTTAGTAAATTCCACATTTGATCTGGAATTGTTAGCTCAATCGCTGTTCCAAAGATCGCATTACAAAAAGGAACAAGAATATAATTATTAGCAATAACAATAATACAAATCCACATAAGAGCTGGTCGCCATGTAGCTGTTAGCCAATGCTTTGATTCTGCTTCTGCCTTAATGATATTTGATTTAGCAATAAGTTCTTCATGATCTCCATTAATTAATTGCGTATTTAATTCATGTGTAAGTTTTTCTTTTAAATCTTTATCAGGAATAGCTTTATCAATGATCCCACCTACTATTTTAGCAAGTGGGCCAACTGCTGATAATAAAGGTAATACCATTAAAACATTCCGTAAATAATCATTACGAGTATAACAATAATTACTCCTCCAACTATTTTACCTTTTTTACTTAATCCTTTGTAAAAATTTTTTAGTTTATCCATAATCTCTCTCCAGTCTATCCATTGAAATAAATCTTTTTTCTTGGATATGGTTATCCCAGATAGATAATTCTACAATTCCGTAGCTCCATCCAGTCATATTAAGTTTTGCATACTGCTCTACATGGTTCATTGGCAACGCACATCCAACATTAATAACCCTTACATACTTTTTATCTCCTATTTTAGGTGCTTTCCAATCTCTATCTTTATGAGTATGACCAAAAACTATATCATGCAATACATCATTAGCTACTTGTATTTCAGCATTACGACCTCCGTATTCTTTCCCCATTATATTCTTTGGTACATGAGTAAAGCCTACACCACTAATAAAAAAAATTTCACCATAGTCTGTCGTACTCCAACCAGCATTATGATATGAGCTATATAATTGCTCTTTCATAATACCTTCTATTTCAGGAATATTTTCTTCAAATCTATGAACACGAACTTCATGATTACCTAACGTACAATGTTTGGGAACATCATAATTACCTATACCTTCATTAAGTATAGACATTGCTTTTCTAAGTGAAAGTATATCCACCATAAAAGCATCTTTTAATTTACCTTGTTGAGAATCATTTTTTTGAAAAAAACTAAGAGAATCAAAACTTCCAAAATCACCTATATGTACTACATAATCTGGTTTTGAATGACGAATGTATTTACCAATCCAATAAAATCTATCTTGGGGAATATCAGGTGAATCATGTGTATCGCCTATAACAAGAACTTTATGTCCTTTAAACTTCATTTAACTATTATAGTTTATAAGCCTAAGTGTTGTAAATATAATAATTAATACCGATCCAATCCAAGCCACAGCTTTTAAAGCTCCTTTACCAGTAGACATTTCTACTTTAAGCTTAGTTACTTCATCTTTATTTTCACGAACATCATTTTTTAAATCATCAAGAGAACTAAGTATTTGTTTAAATTGTAGTTCCCATTGATCTGGCATATTATGCACCAAAATTTTTCATAATAGTTAAGGGAAAAGAATCAAAAGGAATACAAAATGCTTCTGTCTTTGTTTTATCTTTATATTGTTGGGATTGATTCATATAAATTTGCATATAATTTTCCTTTGCAATAATACATTCT